ACTTCTTTCAAATAATATAGAAGAAATTCGTAGTGAAATACCGAAGGATAAAGAAGTAGAGAGACTTGCAAATCAGCAAAACAATACAATTATTCCAAATCAGGTTTCGATTGCTGCAACAGCAGATAAGACTTATGAAAAACTTGTATCTGTTGGTAATACGGTAGATTCTATCTTAAGCAACACTGTTGGTATTAATAACGTTGTTGTAGATACTAATAACCGTGTAGTTTCTATTGCAGCCACTGCGAATGATATTAAGAAGAATACGAATCTTATTCCAGCACTTCTCTAAGAGACACTTGAAGAATTGTCTACTTACCCTTGACGGGTCTTTTTTTATGCGTTATATTAATCAGGTTCTCGATTCATCCCTTCTCAAATGGGGACTTGACGGGACCCCTAAAATAGGGTAACATAAATACATGGACAGGTCAGGACTTCCTGACCGACCGACTCCCCGTAAACCAAGACCTATAGGGAGTATAAACACGTCTTTCATATCCTCGCTAAGGGTGCGAGGAAATAGTAACTCCACCATTTCCCTGATGGTCTTACTTTTTGTTCATAACAATGGCACAAACTCTATCAAGACAACAATCACAATCCTCGTGGGACAATTTCTGCGAGTGGGTAACTTCTACCAATAACCGCCTCTATGTCGGTTGGTTCGGTGTACTGATGATTCCAACTCTGTTGGCAGCAACCATCTGTTTCGTCGTAGCTTTCGTCGCTGCTCCACCTGTGGACATCGATGGCATCCGTGAACCCGTCGCTGGTTCACTCATGTACGGTAACAACATCATCTCTGGTGCAGTTGTTCCCTCTTCCAACGCAATTGGACTCCACTTCTATCCCATCTGGGAAGCCGCATCGCTCGACGAGTGGCTGTATAACGGTGGTCCTTTCCAACTCGTAGTCTTCCACTTCCTGATTGGCATCTACGCCTACATGGGTCGTGAGTGGGAACTCTCTTATCGTCTGGGTATGCGTCCTTGGATCTGTGTTGCTTATTCTGCACCTGTTGCAGCAGCAT